AAAAACTCCTACAGCTGTACATCGGCAGACAATGCCTGAGGGGAGAGAGAACTTCCCCAGGGCGATACTGCTATATCTTTGGCGTTGACCAGTCGAGAGACTCGTTGCATCCAAGGACGATCTGTATAGCCAAACTGTTCCTATCACTTACTACGGAGTCGAGGACTTATGGGTGTCGTTAATGAACAACTTACCGACAACCTAACTTACCGGGCCTCAGGCGACGGTTCGACGTGGGTTAACCACTCGAATTACGGGCCTCAGGTTCACCGCTCGTTCTACAAATCGACGGGCGGTACCGGCAAACGGGTTAAACCGTTTCCTCTTGACCAGACTTCGTACTCCGCCGAAATCGTAAAGAAGCGAATGCCTTACGGCACGAGCAAGACTTACGAGCCCCCCAGTATTTACCCTCACGGGATCTGGGAGGAGTGGAGTGGTCCGTTCGCTGGTGAATACCCTTACGGGTGGAATCCGCAGAGCGTGAAGAGCCAGCTCGTCAATGAAGCACTTATTGACGCGCTAAAACAGCTCAAGGATCAGAAGTTCAATGCCGGCGTAGCAATAGCGGAGGCCGAAGGGCTTTCGCGTATGCTAATGCAAGCGGGAACTGGCTACTTACGCACTAGGGAGAAGTTTATGGATAAGGACCTGAAAGGTGCTTACCAGACTTTCCGAAATGCGTTTGATTCGATGTCCTGGGAATCTTTCAAAGAAACCTGGGGGTCTAGCCTGTCTAGAGCCGAGAGGCTCAAGAGTGTCCCGCAATCGTGGTTATACTACCACTTCGGCATTAAGCCCACGATTAACGACATGGATGGAGCTCTCAATGAATGGCTTATGAGACACAATTCTAAGCCTGAGAACTTTACTTCAGTCGTTAGGGGTCAGTCGCGGCATACAACTCATCGGACAGAGGACGAATACTTCGGTATCGTCCTGCGCGCACATGGGCTCTCTCTCGAAGTCGAGGAGAGTGTCCAGATACGCTTGGAAGTCCAGCTGCGTGATGCTTTTGCAGCTAAAATGAGTTCATTGGGCGCTACTAACGTGCCCGAGGCACTATGGAACAGGGGACCCTGGACCTGGGCTGTCGATTATCTCGTCAGCTTTGGTGATTGGCTCTCTGTGCTCGACGCCGGAACCGGGTACTCATTTGGCATATGCACGCAGAGTCACCGCGTGCGTTACAAAGCCAAGTGTGATTACTTCACCCGTAAGGGGCAGCATGCGGACGTGAGTCCGTATCTGTACCGGCGGTTAGTACTTGATCGGGAGGTCCTCAACGGTGTGATACCGCCGACGTGGCGCGTGATTCCGAAACTCAAGTTGAAAGACGTGAGTAACGGAAAGATCGCAAACCTCCTTTCTGCTCTTGTTTCCTCCTTTGGGGGACGAGGGCGCTAACCATCAACCTTGAGGTAGCACCAACAAATGACGATGCCAACCAGCATCTCGCTGTCCGATGCGGCAGCAACCCCCGTCGCCCACGTCTTCACCCCGATCCAGAATGGAGCGGAGTCGAAGTGGGTCAACGCTACTGGCGCCACCACCATTGCGGGTCAGGAGACCCTGGCGGTGGAAGTCCAGCGCGCGAAGACGGATGCGGCGCAGCACAAAGCTCGCGTCGTGCTCTGGGACCCGTTCGAGGTTACCGTCGATAGTCAAACGAAGGTCGCTCATGGCAATAGCATCGCCGTGAACATCACCTTCGCGCCCGGCTCCACTCTGCAGGATAAGAAAGACATCCTGAAGATGATGGCTAACGCGCTCACCAATGCTGACATCGTGTCGGCGGTGACGAATGTTACGCCCTTCATCTGATCCGTTAAAGGATTCGGTGGAACGAGCTGAGGGGACCTACTTACGTGGGTCCTCTCTGACTAGCGACAGTGTCGCACAGGCTAGTGCGATACTTACTATCGAGGCTACAAAATGGCTAAGAAACCTCCTCGCCCTGATCGGGGCGTTAACGGTGATATTTCTGTTGACCTCAGACTCTTCCTTACGCAGCTCAGTCGAGCTACGGAGTGGAAGGGAGAGTGGGAAGCTTTCGGGCTCCCCGGCTCATACTGTGCCGCCACAGGGGGTAGTGATACTCCCAGTGAACGCGCAGTAAATTATCTGTTTGAAGAGATCATGTCGAAGTTCGACGACGAGTCGAAAGAGACTGACTCTTTGAAAACAGCTGAGGCCTTGTCGAAGTTTCGGCAGGCAGAAGACATCTGCGCAAAGACCAACGAGTACTTCAATAGCGTCTCACTCATCGCTGAGTGGGACTGTCCTCCGGATACCGATCCGGATGTTTGGCGGGCGATGTGCCTCGCTAGACAGAAAATTGGACAGTGGCTAGGAGCATTCGATTGGAATGAAGCCGCAGGTGGGTTCCGGTTCACGTCGGGGGCATCCTTCGGGATGCCGCGAACGCGTTCTGCACCCGCACATAAATACTCGAAGAAACTCGAGATCACCTATGGAGCAGAAGCTCTCGCCCAGGCTGCTTTGCAGCTCAACCCCGCGTGGGGCACGAAGAACTTTCGTGGCGAGCCAGGGTACAACATCGTCCCTGGTAACAGGCTTCTCTGCGTACCGAAGAACTACAAGGTGCATAGAGTGATCGCTGCTGAGCCCTCTGGGAATATGTATTTCCAGAAAGGGATCGGCTCCGCCTTGCGTAGGCGGCTAAAAGCGATTGGTGTTGACTTAAGGTCGCAGAGTCAAAACCAGGACTGGGCTTACTTTGGCTCAGTCACTGGCTCTGTTGCTACGGTTGACCTCTCTATGGCCTCCGATACGGTCTCGAAGGGGATCGTTGAGTGGGCTATACCTCCTGATTGGGTTGAGGCGATGTCGCTATGCCGAAGTCCTAGGGGTGTTCTTCCCGACGGTAGTGAAGTACTCTACCGTAAGTGGTCATCGATGGGCAATGCGTACACGTTCGAACTAGAAACCGTTTTGTTTTACGGACTAGTCTGGGCTTGTACGAAGTTGACCGGACATGACACACATTTCATTGCGGCGTACGGGGATGACCTCGTATGCCCCAGTGGGGCCACCGACCTGCTGTTCCGAGTTCTTCGGCGCTGTGGGTTTGTACCTAACGAAAAGAAAACTTTCGCTAGTGGTCCGTTCCGTGAGAGTTGTGGTAAACACTACCATCACGGAGCTGATGTGACGCCGTTCTACATTAGATCCCAGCCTCGGAAGCTTGTCGACCTCTTCCTTTTGGTGAATAACCTTAGGAGGTGGCTCGAGCGCTGCCGCCAGGTCCTCACGGACCATCAAATCACTGCCGTGATGGCACTGATCAGGCGTTGGCGTAGCTACGCACCGAGTAACTGGCGTAGACCCCGTATCCCCGATGGTGTAGGGGATGGTGCCTTTATCGGCACGTTCGACGAATGCCTCCCCCGCCGGCCGCATGGAAAGTGGCTTTGGTGGGAGGGGTGGCAAGTCGACGTCATCGCTGATACACGCAAGCGAATCACGCGTGTAAAAGACGACGGATCTTTAAGTATAGAAGGCGTAACGCTTGCTATGCTTGATTCGTTAGAGCTGGGGCCCTCCTCAGTTGGTGATGAAGCAGATGCTCATTGGTGGGAAACCATCGAAGATGCAATGAGCGGGGTCGTCCCTAACAGGGCGAAACGGTACACCGTGACGACTTTGATCGTCCCGCAGTACGAGCTCCGGGCGGCGTAAGCCG